GTTATGAGCGAAGTTCCGTTAGGTTTACAAGACGACGAAGGCGATCCACATCCTGTAGCACAGCCAAATATTCCAGATATACGAGTATGGGCAGGAGTAATACAAGAAGCAGATCATTTTTTAGGTTGTGATAGTGTAGGCCAACATATGGCAAAGGCACTTGGGACTACATCTACAGTAGTAGCCGGTAGTACATATCCTATTAATACATCTTATATTAATGATCCAATAGTTGATATTGTTGATTCAGGAGAGGGTAAGCGAGTTTACAGTCCTATACGAATAACAATGGAAGAAGAGCCGGATAGACTAAATGACCGAGCAATGGACATGTCTAAACAACAAATTAATGAAGTAGTCAACGGTATTAGAAAAAGATTAGGTAAGTCGATTAAAACAACACCGGTACAACCAATGAAAAAACAAGAACACATACATGATGAAAACTGTAATCACGGAGGTAACACATGAGTTTATGGATTGCTGGCCTAGCAAGAGGTCATAATGCAGGCGTATGCTTAATGAAAGACGGAGAGATTGTCTTTTCAATAGAAGAAGAAAGACTAACACGTACCAAGTACGATGGTGGCCCGCTTGCGTCTATGCTAAAAATACTCGAGTATACTAATAAGCTTGACTACATGGTAATTTCTCACACACAGACACTTGACGAAACTGCTGGTAGAATTGATTATAGTAATGAAGATATTTACACTGGTTTAGCACGTAAGGTAGGATTAATTGAATCAGGACATCCGTACGACAAGCATCCTCAAGTTATCGACGTTGCAACCCTTCACCATAAAATGCATGCAAGTTTAGCATTTTATCGTAGTGGATTTGAAGAAGCAGTTGCCGTTATTGTTGATGGCGCCGGAACTTGTTATTCATTAACATCTGATGATCAACCTAGATTTATGTGGGAAACTGAATCAATTTATAAATGTGAATATCCTGATAAGCTCCAGACATTATATAAAGTTGCAGGCAACAAAGATTGGTTGCCACAAGTAGACCTTGAAGCTCCAGACTTAGATATATTTGGTAAAGAAACTGGAGCATATGTAATGTCATTATCGGACAGAGCCGGAATAGTTAAATGTTACGAAGCAGTAACAGAATATTGTGGTTGGTCTGCTATTGAAGCAGGAAAGACTATGGGACTATTTCCATACGGTAAGCCTAATGACAGTATTCCGGAACTATTTGACAGTACGTCAAATGCTCCAACACCTTTATCTAATCGAAATTTATTTGTGCCAAGATACCCTAACGGATCTATTGTTAATGAAAATGTCTATAGTGATCTAAGTTACACAGAAGAAAACATTGATATTACTACACTGCAAAATAGAAGAGATATGGCATATGCAGTGCAAACAGAAACACAAGCAGCAGTTGCTAACGTAATTAGACAAGCAGTTGAAGTTAGTGGTTGTAAAAATGTTGTTATAAGTGGCGGCTATGGTCTAAACTGTGTTGCAAATTATTATTTCTTAAAAGAATTAGAAGATGACGGTATTAAACTTTATGTAGAACCAATTAGTAATGACGGTGGCACTGCTATGGGCGCAGCACTTTGGTTGTATCGAAGTATTACAAAAGATATAACAATTGAGCCACAAGCTGATAATGTATATTTAGGTCCTGTACATACATACAATAACGATTATATTATAGATTTATGTAACCATTATAATGCAGAAGTTACTGATGCAACTAATGACGATGTTGTTAAGTTAATGACTGATAGAAATATTGTTACATTATTCCAAGGTCGTTCAGAGAACGGACCACGTGCATTAGGCAACAGGAGTATAATGTATGATCCAACAGATCCAAATGGTAAAGATTTTGTTAACGGCGTAAAGCACAGAGAATACTTCCGTCCATTTGCAGGCAGTATACTAGAAGAAGATGTACATGAATGGTTTGATTTACGTGGCATGGAAAGTTCTCCAACTATGATGTATGCTGTAAATTGCAAACCTGGCATTGAAGAAAAGATCCCAGCTATTATTCACATAGACGGAACATGTCGTATACAAACAGTTACACGTGAACAAAATCCACATTACTATGATATTATTAAAGCGTTTAAAGAAAAGACTGGATGTCCGATTATCTTTAATACTAGCTTTAACTTAGGCGGCGAGCCTTTAGTTGAAACACTAGATGATGCATTATGGACACTACAGCAGAGTGAAATTGAGTATTTGTATTTGCCAGAATATAATAAATTAGTAAAGGTAAAAAATGTTTAATAATATATTTGGAATACCGGTATTAGTAATTCCTATGCCCGGTCATGAAACAATAAAAGAACAATTTCTACCATTTTTAGAAGACGAGAACGCTTTTGCAAAATCTGAACAGTGGGATTGCAACTGCGACACTACTATGCTTGACGAAGAAAAAAACGGCAAATTTCCTTGGGATATATTTTTTGAAAGTGTAAAAGGTGGAGTAAACCAATATTCGAAACACTGTGGATTTGTCGATAGCGCTCTTGAAAATATATTTGGATTTGCTTGGGTAAATAGGTATTCAAGAAATCAGCATCAAGAAATTCATGCACACGAAGGTAACGGCAATTTAATTAGTTGTGCGTATATATTAGAACAACCTAAAGATGAAAATACCGGCGAATTTGTTTTTTATAATAGTGCAGCTACTTTCTTCCCTGCAGAAATGTTGGAACCAGCGGGCGATTGCTTTGGAAAACGTTTTGATCCAAAGTTAAGTGAAGGTGATATTGTATTCTTTCCTAGTAAATTAGACCACTATGTAACTTATAATAAAACAGATTTGCGTAGAGCTACAATTAGTGCAAACTTTGGTGTACGCTAATATTGAGTTTCTAGCCAGTTAACAAACGAAGAAAGATCATCAAATATGATGGTCTTTTTCTTTATCTTTTGATTGGAAAATTTATTTAATTCTTTAACAGTATCTTCACCGTGACCAGTGCGCACTAACACAGGCTTTGCACCTATTTTAAATGCAGCCTTTAAATCAGAAATCTTATCACCAACAAAGTACCCTTTTTTAAATTTTATATACGGATTTTCTTCTTCGCATCTTTTAAACATACCAATATTTGGCTTTGCAAAAAGATCATTTCTAAGACTTGATTCGCTATAGTATAGTGCGTCTATACTAGTACACCCTGCTTCGCCTAGCAGATCAAACATGTAATCATGTACTTTTTCAACATCTTGTCGAGTATACAATCCTTTGCCAATGCCTCCTTGATTAGTAATAATAGCAAGCTTGTGTCCAGCTCTTCTTAATTTAGCAATAGCTTCTAAACTTCCAGGAATTGGTTTAAAGTCACTAACCTTTGAAGTATACGCACCGTTATCAATATTAATAACTCCATCACGATCTAACCCTATTACACATCTCGGAGCAATATTATTTCCATCATAATACGGATAGTCAGGGGCTTGATTACTCCAAGTTATATTATTATTTTTATCTAAAGTTTTACTTTCTTGTTTATCGGATTTGTTACTCCAAGATATAGAATAGTTACTCATAATACTTACTTGCCTGCTTCAGTAGTTTGGCTATCACCTGGTCCTATACGGTAATTGTCTTCTACACTATCAGCAGTACTTACTTCAGTAATACTTGATTCGTCTGCTAATGCTACTAACTGGTGAGGCATTAACGGAGGGTTGTGCCACACATCGCCTTCATTTAGTTCTTTTTCATATAACATTGAATTTTTAGTATCAATATATCGTACTTTAAATTTTCCGCTATTTACAAACCATGTTTCGTCTTTTTCCTTATGGAAGTGCATGCTAGTTTTCATGTCTGTTTTATTAAAAAACATAATCTTGCCACAGTAGTCATTAGTAGTGGCCCAAATTAATTCGTAGCCCCATCCTTTTTGTACTGCGCCGCTTAGGCGTGTTGGTTCTGTTTTATTTTCCATCTATAAAATCCTTTGGTGTTGTAAAGTTAATGTTTACTATATTACTTAAACGTTCTATGTCTGCACATGTATATTCTTGGTATTGTCCAATAAGTTTTTTAGGCATTGGAACGTATTCGATTTTGGCATTAAATCTTTTTGCAATTAATTCAGCAATAGTTTGAAAACTTGTTGCAACGCCAGTACCAATATTAAATATGCCAGTTTCTGTAGTTGTTAGCATATATCGATGTATATTACAACAATCGCCTACGTATACAAAATCTCTTAGATACTTATCACTATCTTCAAACAACGTAATAATGCCGGTTTCTTGTGCTTGTTTAAAAAATTTAGTTATAGGACTAGCTTGGTCTTTTTTATGGTCTTCTAATGGCCCATATACATTAAAGTACCGAAACCCTTGAACTATAATATTATGCTGTTGCTGCATAACCCAACGGTCAAACAGATACTTGCTAGTTGCATAGTAGCTTTGTGGTTGCTTTGGAGCGTCTTCATTAAAATTTGTACTAATACCGTACACACTTGCACTACTTGCATATTGTAAATTTACACCATGTGTGTTGCATTCGTTATAAAGCCATTTTGAAAATTCATAATTTTGTAACATAACTTTGTCTACATCACGCTCAGTTGTTGCACTGATTGCGCCTAAGTGTATTACCCAGTCGTAAACAGAAACATCGGGTAAAAACTCTGGATCCCATTCGTACCCAAATAGTTCATTATCTTTTTCTAAGAACATTGCTAAATTTTTACCAATAAATCCTTCGTGACCTGTGATTAGTATTTTCATTTACTAGCCTCTATAATATCTGTAGTACTGTGACCTGGTACAGTAGGTATGAGATGTACATCGACTAAATCATGACCAACTACTTGTTCTACAGTATAATCACCGCCTTTAACAATTAAATTTGGATTTATTTCTTTAATAAGATTATAAGGAGTGTCGTCGTCAAAAATAATAACTTTGTCTACATACGATATTAATTCTAATTGTTCTTTACGTACATCTTCGTTGTTAATGGGTCTAGCAGCGCCTTTTAAGCGTTTTACGCTACTATCGCTATTAAGTCCGACTATTAGTCTATCACCTAACGCACGAGCTTCTTTAAGCAACGTAAGGTGTCCTTTGTGCAATATATCAAAGCAACCGTTAGTAAATATAACTTGTGTAGTTAAGTCACGTTCTGTTAAAATATATGTACCGACTCTTTTTACACTTTCTGCAGAACCTTTAATAGCAAGTTCTAAACAATAAGGGTAATCATACCCTTTAGACAGTCCATATACAAATGCTGCTAAAAAGCAATCACCTGCTCCTGTTACATCTGATACTTCTATAGGATCTACAGCAACATTATAATTATTTCCATCTATATTGGCAATAACATCATCGCCTGCATTAGTAGTAATAATATTTCCGGGCCAGTCATTAAATCTAAACTTAGTAAATTCGCTATTATTAGGTTTTACCAACCAGGCATCTTTATAACAAGATATGTCGCGTTTAGGATCTACAATAACTCTGCATCCTTGACTATTTAAATGTGTAATAATTGCTTGTGCATTATCCAATACGCCTTTGTTATAATCACTGAGAATTACATATGCGTATTGCGAAAAATCGTTTGCTTTTACAATATCTAAAACTACTGCGCCGTCTGCATGTTTGTCATCGTCAATTCGTGTAATATAATGTCCGTCACAAATTACTCGAGTTTTAATACTGCTAGGTTGTTTAGTTTGTAGTAGTGTTGTATCAATACCTAGGCTTTTTAAGTTTTCGTAAACTAGCCCAGCACCGCCTAGTGTTTCAACTTCGCGTTGATATTTAACTACCGGAACAGGTGCTTCGGGACTTAGACGGTCTGATGTGCCATAGATATATTTGTCAATTATTACGTCGCCGATTATTAAGACTTTCATATTACTATTATATACGAAAATAACATTTTAGTCAAGTAAATTTATTACTTCAAATACAGTTTTTAGTTTCGAAAGATTAACTTTTTTATTTAATGTATTTTGTAGTCCATAATGTAGCGGCTTTGGCCACTTATTAAATGTAGCCCAAGCATATCCGTCATGTTCACTATTTAAATTAGGTATAAATTCGTGATTAATAATACACAAATATGTATGAAAATGAAACTTACTATCGTTTGATATAAATGTTTCTAAAGGAATAGTTTTCTTTATTATTACTTCACCAATTTCTTCAGTAATTTCTCTACTTAGACCTTCCCAGGGAGTTTCTTCACCTTCGTTGGTTCCGCCTACAAGTCCCCAAACGTTATTACGTTTGCTACTCGCACGGTGTAAGAATAATAGTCTTTGGGTGTCAAGCGCATAAAACAACGCTCCGCTACATACAATTTTAGTGTCCATACTAATAATTATCTTAGTATGCAATTCTCCAGGTACCGTTTGGATATTCACCTTCAAACGAAAGTATCCATTCAGACCCGTTCCATTTGTATTGTGTTTGTGTATTTAGATTTGTAACAAAAGTTGCATTTTCTACTTTACTAGAATCAAATACAATGTGCCAGTTAAGACCGTCCCATTCAATGATATCATTTTCGCCAGCAACAAAGTCGGTGTTGTCACTATTTTTCCAGGCTTCTGCTCCGTCAGTATTTAAAACAGAGCCAATGTTACCTAACAATAGTAGTCGTGTATTAGATGACGAGTCTTGAATAGTTCTTGGATCAAATCTTATTGGATCGATAATATAATCAATTGTTGTTCTATCAGCATTTGGTCCTGATATTATAGAATCGTCTGGCAATGTTTCATTGTCAACTACTACGACTAATTCTGTCTCATCTAACGGATTAACAGTAATAGTGCCAACAATTTCAAGACCGTTATAACGTTGCAATCTAAGTTCAGTAATGCCAGGCTCAAAAGTAAACGGCTGGGCAATCAACCAGGCTGTCCAATTTGCATTATTAATAATTCCATTTTTCATTAATTTAGCAACACCGTCAATTATTACAAGATCGTAATTTTGATACGATGTAACAACTAAAGCATCTTCGTTGCCTAGTGCTACATTAGGTCCTGATGTATTTGGTATATTAACAGTAGTTTCGTCACCGTCGATTAATTTCTGTTTAATAAAGCTTTGAGCATATGCATCTTCGTCTATGTTTACTTCTAATCCAGAGTCGGCAAACACTGCTGTAATAATATTTGTAATAACACCTAGCTTTTTAACTTTAGCAGGAGGACTAATAAATATTGGAGTTTTTAAACTTACAGAAGCTACGTCAATTTCTGATTCAGTTCCAGTTGGAATACTTCTACTACTCCAATTTATGTTATCTACATTTAATACGCTTAAACTCGTCCAATCAACATAATTATCTGAAGTTTGAATTTCTAAACTTGGGTTGAATAACATTGCAATTTGTTCAAGTATTTGTAATTTTTGATCTGTATTTGTTGTCCAAATATCCACATTAACTGTAAGGATATACGGAGTAGGCATCAAACGTTCAATGGTGTAGTTTTTACCAGAAGAATTTAAATACTCATCTCCAGCAGCGTTTAACGCACGTTCTCTAATATTAAGTTTATTAACATAACTGCTATCAGCAAGTCGTGTTGTATCCATTTCTAGGCCAGTAATATAAACTGCCATTCGTGGAGCACTTGGAATTTTATTTTCTGAGTTGTCTCGCAGTATACTACCAACCTGTCTAGTTAGGTCGCCATATGTTACTGGAACTTGTGTTAAATTACCTTTTCCGTTTTGAACACTAAATTGTCCAAACACTCTTACAATTTGTGTTAAATACCGTCTTATTTGGCCATCATAAAAATGTTGCATTAGTTGTCCGCCTTAGGTCTAAGTACTTTTGACAGTCCTTGTCTTTCATTAACAACGACACCGCCTATTGTATTAGTACTTGTGTTATTAATAAAGTTGCCTTTTTGTGTATTAGTTAATGTAGAACCATAAAGTTCTGCACGTCTAATATCATAAACTTTGTTCCATTTATTATTTTTATATTGAAATAATCTATTTGGTAAGAAATCTGTGCGTAAAAAATAATCGTTTGTATCAGGACTATCAGGGAATGCTATTCCAAAACCAAACACATCGCCATTAGGTGACATTCTATCACCTATAATATAACCTTGATACCCTGTTTTTTCCGGTGGAGCCATAACGCTAAACCCGCTAGAGTCTTTAACAGAAGTTAATTCTACTAATCCGGTATCGTCTACATTAACTGTAAAATAATGACTTACGTCATACCCGCTTTTTTCAGTTTCAATTACTGCTTCAGAAATAACAGCATTATTAACTTGCATTTCTTTTTCGTAAGTAGATAACAAGTCTCTTAAAGTTGTATCACCAGGAGCTTCTTCGTTTGCAGGCAAATCTAATATATCTTTAAATTCTTGACCATCGTATATTTGTTTTAGCTTAACTCTATATAAGTGCGGCCACCATGTTTGACTATAACCATCTGCTGCACGAGTTACATCTTCAACTACATAAAATCGTTTAAGTGCAAGTGTGTGATCGTTTTCGGCATACTCGTCTTTTAAATGCGGCAATTCGAATACGTCACCTGACATAATTTTTCTACCGATCATTTTTACAGAATCTCGAATATGAATAGTCATAAACAATGTATCATTGCTTAAGAATAATCCAAATTGACTTAAATCAAAATCAATATCTTGAACACTGTATATTCCACGTAGTTTGTAAATATCAGGGTCGTAAGACCTATCTCGGTTTTCGAGAAACATCATATCTTGTATTTGCGTATGATCTTTGACCGTTGTACCGTCGTCGGTGCCAATATACTTATAAATATGTATATCAGTGCCGCCAATAGTGAACATTTCTAGAATTTGTTTATCTAGAAATTCATAATCATTACCACGCTCTGGTTTATATAAACTTAATCTTGGCATATACATATTTATGCGATAAATATAGTAACGGAGAACATTATAAATGGCAAACGAATTAGCAACACAAGAACAAGAAGTATTTGATTATA